GCATTGGTTTCCGCTCCGCTTTTTATGAGGTAAACGGAAAACTGATTACTGAATAACTGTTAAGGGGTGCGGTAGCACCCCTGTACTTGAAAGGCGGAAATTATGAAACGAAGCGAATTAGAAAAGCACATAGGTAAGAGTGTGGAAGTGAAGCTATTTGACGGCGATACAATGCAGGGAGTTTTAAGGAAAACAGGAACGGAAGAGGTAAAAAACGACCCAAACCTTTACTTGAAAGGCGGGTATTACTTTTTATCTCATAAGGATACTTATGTATGTAAATCCTGTTTATTCCGGGTATCCCATATCAAGAGCCTAAAGGTGCTACAGGAGGGATAAAGTGAAGCCAATAAAAAGAAAGTACAAGCCTACAATCGTATGCGATAAGTGCCATAAATCCATAGGAAAGATAAAACCGAGTTATAAAAAAGTCAGGGAAATCGAATACAGGTATTGGCGTTGTAGGCATTGCAGTACCGTATATGTCATATCTGCCACGGATGCAGAGTTAAGGAAAAAGATACAGGAATACCAAGAGTTTGTAGACCAGTACAAAGACAAGGAAATGCCACAAGAGGAAATGCAAAAGGCACAGCTTATATTACAGACCAATGTAGAGCGTAGCCGTGAGATTAAAGAGCAGTACCCTCTTACGCTAAAACCTTGGGAAAGGTAAGGCAATGAAGTACAGAGGATTGACATACAACAGGGAAAAAGAATCTTACGAGTGGGTCTACGGTCTGCCGTCCTACGGATATGCAACGGATGAAGTGGCGGAGATTGGCACGGTCTACGGAGATTTTAGAGAAATATTCCCGGACACCTTGGGAGAACAGACACCCTACAGGGACAAGAACGGCAAAGAGATTTATACAGGCGATATTGTAGCCTTGGAAGTGGACGGACAGATAAGAGAATTTGTAGTAGACAAGGCAACAGTTGACAGGGAATATAATACGCTTCCGAACTTTGAGGGCGATACCGTAAAGGTTAGGCTTGCGGATGTGGTTATATTCCGTTGGATTGACCCCGAGGGTGTGATACATCAGCTTTTGCCGTGTGTGAATGAAGCAGGAGTATCCGACACGGCATTTATGGAGATTATCGGCACGGTTGCGGAAAGAGGGGTACAGGAAAGTGAGAGCAAAGGCAAAAAGCAGTAGTACACCGTATCCAATATGGGTAGAGGGCGAATATATAACAGAACCGCCCATAAGACCGAGCGACGGGGCAATACGCCCCGTAGGTCATTACATAGATAAAGGCGGTTATCCGGGTGCAAATGTGTATGAGGTAGATATAAATACCATGTGCAGACAGACAGATGCAGCCGACAGATTCGGGAAACCGATTTATGAGCAGGATATATTGCTTTATGAAACGGCGGAAGAAATAGGCTATTTCATAGTGCAGGACTTGGAAACAACGGTAGACATAGTAAACGGCGAGATTATAGAGGTCGGGGATTTGGATACCGAGAACATAAAGAACATTGGAAGTATGGTAGATTATTCGGATTTTGTAGAGGGTATCAGATACCACGCAGATAACGGCTTGGAGATACCATATATTCCTTGTTTGGACGTACAGGTAACGGCATTACCGTACTTTAAACTCAAATGTTTAAAATGCGGTCAAATATCACTTAGTTGTGCGTATATGGCAAAACATAAAGGTTGTGGAGGATATTACACGGTAGATTTTGCAACCAAGATTTACAGGGAAAGAGCAAAAGAAAAGGAACTTGCATAGTGGCTTATGCAAGTTCCCTGTTACCGCCTTATAGCGATAATTACACCTATTCAAATTATACTATAAGGCTTGCACAAAGTCAATAAAAAAGCCTTGAAATCACACGCCAAAAGGCTATAAATGAGGGCGTGTTGAGGACCTTGTATGGGGTATTAACATCTAGGACATTCATAAAATTATATACTTATATAAGACTATACTTGTATAAGTATATGGTTTAGTAGGTGTACCCTTATGGACTTGTAGTATAAGGAGAATGAACGGTATGGCAAAGAAGAGAAAGAACTTTATCCGTGAGAAGAGGATATATTGCGGAGAGGAATACTTAGAGGTTGATATAGTAGCAGTTACGAATATGCCGGAAGTGGGTAAGGGAAAAAAGGGTAAATCCTCACAGGCTCAAAAAAACCTTAATGACAAGAGAAGTAAAAGAAGATTCGTACAGATTGCCAATACTAATTTTGGTACAAATGATTTTCATATATCAGCTACATACAACAATGAGCATTTGCCTATGTCCTTGGAGGAAGCGGAAAAGAATGTGCATAACTACTTAGACCGTATCAAAAGAAAAATGAAGAGGGAAACAGGCGAGGATTTAAAGTATATGCTTGTTACCGAATACACCCCGGAAGAGGAAGAGGGGCAGCTTACATTACAGGGGATTGATACGGATGATAAGACAACAAAAGCCGTAAGAATCCACCACCATATCATCATAAACAGCGGAGGGTTAGACCGTGACGATTTAGAGTTAATGTGGAGTACCACAAGGATAAATTGGAAAAAGGCAAACGACCCGGAATACAGAGCCAAGGTAGATTATTACGGTTTCGTGAACTGTGACAGATTGCAGCCGAACGAAAACGGATTAGAGGGCATAGTAAATTACATAAACAAGCGTAAAAAAGGCTGCAAAAAATGGTCTACATCAATGAACCTTAAAAAGCCAAAGGTAAAGAAAAACGACCATAAATGGAGTTTTAGAAAACTCCGAGAGTACGCAAAGACCCCGGAAGATAAGGAGATATGGAGAAAGTTATATAAGGGGTATGAGCCTACCAAGATAGATTTTGAATACAACGACTATACGGGGTGGAATTGCTACCTACGATTGCGGAAAGTGAGGGATTAAAATGATTGCAACTATTGATTTTGAAACAACAGGATTAAAGGCAGGAGAGGACGAGGTATTACAGGTATCAATTATTGATGAAAATTATAATGTCCTGCTTAATGCTTATTGCAGACCGAACAATAAAGACAGTTGGGAGGATGCACAGGCAGTACACGGCATTACGCCACTTATGGTAGCCAATGAGTTACCGTTTGAAAGATATGTACCTACGGTACTTGAAATTCTAAGCAAGGCGGACAAGGTAATAGCCTATAATGCAGCGTTTGAAGATAGTTACCTAAAGGCATACGGAATAGAGGTAGACCCGGAAAAATGGATTGACCCTATGATTATGTTTGCAGAAATCTACGGAGAATGGAACGAACGCAGAGGTAGTTACAAGTGGCAGAGCCTTACCAAGTGTGCAACATACTACGGTTACGAGTTTAAGGCACACGATTCCTTAGAGGATGTAAAAGCGACCCTGTACGCATATAAAAAGATGCGTGAAAAAGAAACATTAAGGGAAGTATCCGTAAGAGGTTAGGAGGTGGCTATATGCTGATATTACCGATTAAGGGTAAATGGTTCAATATGATTCTTTCCGGGGATAAACAGGAGGAATACAGAGAGATAAAACCGTATTATACAACGAGGTTTAAGAAAATATTTGAAATGTACCCAAACTCAAATATTCCTACAGGACTTGATAAACAGTTAATAAGATTCAGAAACGGATACGGCAACAGTAGACCACAGTTTACTGCCGTATGTTCATTGGATATTAAGACAGGTAAGGAAGAATGGGGAGCAGAACCCGGAACGGAATACTACACGCTACACATACACGAAATCAAAGAAAGGAAAGATTGTTAAATGCAGCAGGCGATATTTACGGCACATTGCCCTTATGAGTTAGGCGATATTGTAGAGGTTGCAATAATTGAGGGAATGGCTATTACAGGGTATCCGAGAAGATTAGGCACGGCAGAAATGCAGATAACGGATATTATCACGGAACACAGCTTAAAGAATGGCACGGTATCATTTATTTACGAATTGGACGGTAAAAAGCGTATGCGGTTGATACCGTGGAATGAATTAACGAAAAGGAGCGAAAAACATTGATAAATCAAGGAATTGTGACCGATTCGGACACGGAAAAAGAATTAAAGAAGTGGCAGCAGGCAAGAGCCACGGCAGTAGATGAAGATAAATTAAAGCAGCAGTATAAAAACAGGCTCAACAATGCACAGGGGCAGCACTTTGAAAGAGAGATTTTAGCCGGGTGCAGAATGTACGAGAGCCACGGTATAGCAACCATTGATAAAACACCCGAACCGTTCAGAGTGACAAGCAAGAACCACAGAACAGGAGAATTTACAGGGCGTTTCAGTACACACGCACAACCCGACTTTCAAGGGACCTTATACGGTGGGCGTTCGATAATGTTTGAAGCCAAGAGGACAAGCAAAGACAGGATAACCCGAAATGTGCTTACAGATACGCAAATGGACGTATTGGAAAAGCATAGCCGATTAGGGGCGTTATGTGGGGTGTGCATCTGTATACAGGATGATTTTTTCTTTATTCCTTGGAATGTATGGCGTGATATGAAAGAAATGTACGGCAGGCAGTACCTAAAGCCGGATGATATAGAGGAATACAAGGTTAAGTTTGACGGTGCGGTACATTTCTTGATGCACACCGAGGAATTGAAAGGAGCATACGAAAATGCAGAGCGAAAAAGATAAAATTATGGAACTGTTGACAATTACAGAGGTTAAAAAGGGCGGAGAGGTAATATTTACAGACCGTTCAATAGAAATCTTACAGGAGTTAGGGCAGCAGTACAAAGAAACACCGCTTTTTAAGAAATCAAGACAGGATAACCCGGATTGGGAGGGGGATGCCAACGCAGGTTTATTATTCGTGTATATGTGCGAAAGATTGACGGAAGCACCAAGCAGAATACATACAATGATAGTTTGTAAGTTAATGATTCCTCTAATTTGGGAGAGGTTGGAAAAGGAGTTGCAGGACACGGCAGCAGTAGCGGATAAGAAGATTGAAGAGGATACGACACAGGGAGGGTTATTAAGTGCGACTTAACGGAATTGTAGGGGCAGAGATTCCGTATTACAAGATGATGAATAAAGCAATGCCAGGACCGGCAAAGGACACCAAGAGGAAACCGAAGAACGGCAGACTTACGGAGATTGACCCAAAGACCAATAAACCGAGATTAAAAAGCGGTGTGCCGATAAGCCGGGCGGTAGAAGTCCTTTATATGTTTGAAAATACGGACGTATTGCCTTATCAGATTGAGGAAATGAAAGTAACCATAAGCAACCTACAGACAAGGGTTAAAAAGTTGGAGGATTGGCAGGAATGAAAACAATAATAACAGCAATCTTAATTATCGTTGCCGTGGCAGCAGTAATATTTATTCTTCCGTTCGCTATCATGTTTCTCTCTTATGTATTCGGTATTGATATGGACGAGAACGGCGAATTGCATGAATGTATCGGGTGTCCGTATGGAAATTGCCCCGATTGCGAAAAGGATTGCAAAATATACAAAAGGTATCAAAAAAGATTAGCAAGAATGGAAGAGGACAAAGAACAGGAAAGATACTTACAGGAATACGCCAAGAGAAAGCAGGAGAAGAAAAACAGAAAGGAGGGCAAGCGTTGAAACAATTAACACTAGGTAGCCTATTTGACGGTATCGGAGGTTTCTGCTATGCAGCAGGCATACCGAGCGGGATAGATACAGGATGCACCATTAAACCGTTATGGGCCGCAGAGGTAGAACCGAATTGTATCGACATAACAAGATACCGTTTTAAGGATGTAATGCACGTTGGGAGCGTTACGGAACTTAAAGGGGATGAAATACAACCCGTGGATATTATAACTTTTGGAAGTCCTTGCCAAGATTTGAGCATAGCAGGAAAGAGAAAAGGACTTAAAGGCAATCGTTCCGGGTTATTCACGCACGCAATAAGAATTATAAGAGAAATGAGGTTAGCAACGAATGGAAAATATCCAACTTTCATTATTTGGGAGAACGTACCCGGAGCTTTTTCAAGTAACAACGGAGAGGATTTTAGAGCCGTGCTTGAAAAAGTCACAAACGCCAATATTCCAATGCCTGCAAGTGGCAAATGGGCAACCGCAGGAATGGTTAGAGGGGGGGAGGTTGACACAGCTTGGAGAGTCCTTGACGCTCAATATTGGGGAGTACCCCAGCGTAGAAAACGAATCTACCTTATCGGAGATTTTGGAGGACAACGTGCCGGAGAAATATTATTTAAGTCCGAAAGCGTGCTTGGGTATACTCCGAAGAGCAAAGAACAAAGGGCGGAAGCTGCCAGACAATCTACGAATAGCCTTAGAACAGAAAGTAGCCGAGGGGGGGAGGTAGTGGGAATTAACCCAAGCCAACCAAGCAACAGTTGCTTTACTGATATATCCCCTACATTGCTTGCAAGAATGGGTACAGGCGGAAACCAAGTACCTTGTATTGCTTATTCAAATTTAGTCGGATATGTAGAGAAAAAAAGCGTTATCCCTTTAAGGGATGAAGTTACAAGAAATAAGGCAAGCAACGGATTAGGCGTTGGAAAAGTCGGAGGACCTTGCCCGACACTCACAACGGCAGATATTCACAGCGTATTTTACGAAGCCTACCAACACAACGGATACAGGGAGAGCGATACAAGCGGAACATTGACCGCAGGACAGAACAATACCGTAAGGGGAGATACCCCGTTGATTGTAACCGATAAGAAAGCCTTTGAAGAGAATCAGCACGGAGGATACAGGGAAACACAGATTAACGGCACTTTAAGGGCAGCGGGGGGCTTACGGCGGAGGGTCGGAAACTCTGATAACAGAGAGTACCAAGACAAAGGGAAATATCCCTAGCACTCCAAAGAAAAGCATTAAAGACCTGTTGAAGAAAGCAACGCAGAAAGTTGTATACATAATCCGCAGGCTTACACCTGTTGAGGGAGAACGATTACAAGGATACCCGGACGATTGGACGAAATACGGAGCAGACGGCAATATTATAGCCGATACGGCACGATACAGGGCGATAGGTAACAGTATATGCGTATATTGTGCGGAAAGGCTCTATATAGGCATTATACGAATCCTACAGGAGGAAGAAAAGGACAATGAAAGAAAAGACGAGAGCCTTTTATAAGGCGGTATTTAAGTATTGGTGGCACGAAAGGGTATTGAAGTTCTTTAGAAAATAGGAGTTGGTACACATGAAGAAATGTAGCTTATGTGGAGAAAAGGCATTGGAGGGCATAGAGATATGCCCGGAATGTCTGAAAAAGGCAGCAGTTGACCCAAAACAGATAAAGAGGTTACGACAGATAAGCAACATATTAAGCATAACGGCAGACACGGACACGAATATAAAAGCCTGTATGCAGAGTATAACAGAAATTGCGGACGATTTGGAAAGGGGCAGTTATGGCAAAGAAGAGAAGAAACAGGAAAGTAATACCGTTCCAACAGGAAAGGACATTGACATATAACAAGGAAAAACCGAACCGACAGGCAAGGAGATTAGGGATTAAACCCGAAGAACCAAAGAGAGAAGAGAAAAAGACGGTAAGCAAGGCAGCAGTATTAAGCCAAAAAGCGAAACAGGCAAGAGAAGCACAAAGAAGAATCACACCGCCGGGAATGACATACGGAGAATATATGGAGTATCTGAAAGACAAAAGGCAGCAGTTGGAAGAGAAGAAAAAGAACATACAGGAATGATACTTATATAAGTATACAAGTTGCACAAAAGATTGATGTACTTATATAAGTATATTTGTTGATTATCCCGGGTTGTAAATATACTTATATAAGTATATAATAGAATCATCAAAGGAAAGCAAAACGGAGGTAGTCAAGATATGATGAAGAGAACACAGAAAACCGTAGAGAAAATGGCAGAAATTCTTACGAATAATGATAAAGCACAAGAGGTTATGACAATGTTAGCTGAAAAGGCAGAGGAAAAGGGATTAAGCCTTGAAGAGTGGGAACAAGTCAAAGTAGGGATATTAACGAATTGTTTCTTTATGGTGGCTATGAAAGATGAACAGATAAGAAATGATTTAGGAATGGATATTTATGAAGAACTTAACGCATAGGACGGCACAAATAGCCGAAACGGTAAGGGGCAATCGCCCCCGAGCCGTCAAGACAGGTCGGCAACCTGTTTTCTGACGAGGGCAAGCCAATAGCCGTAGCAGGGATAGAGTGAAAAAATAGCAGTGGGTACGCCAACTAGAGAACGTGCAGTAAGTCAACAGGTTTTTAGTAATTTTTTAATGTGAAAAATTGCAACGCCTATCACATAGCCGGGAAAGGCGGTGGATATATGCCAAGAAGTCCACCCGAAAAAGGCTATTGCACACCTTATAGAGTGCCTAAGCCTTTAGAGATTGTATAAAGTGTGCAATGCACACGCAGGAGGTAGCCTATGGAAAAAATACCAATGACACAGGAGGATAGGGATTATTTCAAAAGCGGAGTAAGGACCCTATGCGGTATCGAGGTAATACAAACTAAAAATATCATAAATGACCCGGAATTAAAGGTAGTATTCACTTCCGAGGATTTGGACTTTATGAACAAAGAACTTGGTAGACAGGCAGGGGCGGTATTTGCCCGAATCCTTAGAGCGATTAAGAAAATGGACTTTAAGGAAGCACAAAGAGTAATCACAGGAGGTAAAAGCAGATGAAAACTATTGCAATTATTAACATGAAAGGCGGATGTGCCAAGACAACAACAAGTGTAAACATGGGTTATATCTTGGCAGAGGATTACGACAAAAAGGTATTGATTATTGACAACGACAAGCAGGGCAATTTATCCAAGGCGTGCGGTGTATGGAATGATGAAGCACCGAGTTTTGCGGATGTACTCACAGGAGATAAGACATTAACGGATGTAATGCAGCTTGGAGCGAATGGAAACATTGCGGTAGTACCTGCCAATATGACACTTTTAACCGCAAACCTTGAGGTAATCAAGAATGAAGAAATAGACCAGGTAACAATATTGTCTAAGGAATTGGAAAAGGTAAAAGATGTATTTGATTACTGCATTATTGATTGTCCGCCGGATATAAATATATCTGTTATCAATGCCTTAGTGGCAGCAGACGAGGTTATCATACCGATTAAGATTGACGGTTACGCATTTGACGGTATGAAAGAGTTAGAGGAACAGATAAACAATGCAAAGCAGCTTAACCCCAAGTTGAAGTTTAGAGGATGCCTTGTAACAATGTTTTACAACCGTGATGTATGCAGACAGGGAGAGGAATACTTGCAGAATCAGAGATACCCGGTATTCAGAACACACATTAGAAGAACGGAAAAGGCAGACGAGGTTACATTTACTACGCAAAGTCTTATGCAATATTCTCCGAGGTCGGGAGCAGCAAGAGATTATAAGACATTCGTTAAGGAGTATTTGGAGGGATAGAATGGTATACAGAAACAAGGAGGGATATGCTGACCCCACAGCCGGGGCAGCAATTCACGAAGCAGAACCAAAGGCAAAGAAAAAGGAATACAACCCGGAAGTAACAAACCTTGTAAGTGTATTAAAACAGATGATAGATATTGCAGGGTATGAAATGGTTGGGCGTATCGTATTGAGGGATAAGGACACAGGAAAGGAGTATAGGTAAGAGTGAGCAAGACAGATATATCAAACGGAGTAAAGGATACTATGTGGCACTTCCTTATGCAGGGAACACATACCTTTACAAACGAGGATATAGAAGAATTAACGGAAGCGGTAAACAGGCTTATCAAAATGACAACACAGAAAACGGCAGGACAAAGACCAAACACAACACACATAAATTGGGAAACCTTGGATATGGAATTTATGAGAATTGTGTGCTATGCAACAACCCTTGTATTATCGGGAAGATTGGAAGAATTAAGAAAAGTGACCGAATCGGACACAATAGAGAAAACGGAGGTTTAAGATATGGCAGGATTTAATATTAACGATTTACTCAATGCAAAAAGCAAAGGGGCAGCAGTACAGACAGAGGGACCGGCAGAACAGGAACAGGAGTTTAAGGTAACTATGCTTGATGTGGAGGACTTAATGCCGAGCAAAGATAATTTTTATTCCACGGAAAACATAGATGAATTAGCAATGTCTATTGAGTTGGTCGGACACATTGAGCA